AAGTTAAAGATAGGATCGTATTTATCACCCATATCACAGGCAGTATCGGCATCACCTTCACGGCAAGCCCAAGCAAAACCTTTGATGATCTCTACTAAGTCAGCATAGGTATACACTTTGTATATCTGTTCGTATTCGTTCATATCTGTTTCCTCTTTCTTTAGATCACAATGAAATTTATTCGTCGCTCGATTCATATTCACTCTCGTCTATAAAGTCTACGTTTTCTTGATCACAATCATAACACCAAGTATATTCTAAAGGGTAGTCTAAACCACCATAAATAGGTATGTCTTGGTTATAAGCATTAGGATCATACATTGCTATGTGTCCTTCAGCAATATTACTACCTCCGCATTCGTTACATACTATCATTATTCACCACCCTCTGTTTCATCTATGAAATCTTTCCAGTCTTCAGATAGACATCCTATCTCATGACATCCCGATTCTTCACAGCCACACTTAGGACATGGCGGTTCATCTGCCATTTCAGCAGACTTATGCGTATCTTTATTACTACCACCAGCTGTCATAGATTACCTCTTTTCCATCTTCGATTTCCTTGAGTGCCCAGTCACAGAAAGCTAAGTCCTGCTCTTTGTAGTACTCATCAGCGTTATCACCAAAGAAGAATCCTTCAGTGTCACCATCTTCATCAGCAAGATCACCTGCTTCGATGTCTCTACGAAGCCACTCAATCTCTTGTTTACCTAAGTTAAGTTGTACTGTATTAAATGTACCTTCATTGCCTCGTGAAAACCATAGCCGTTCCATCCAACCCTGCAGGTTAGGATGCTTACGCCATGTGAAGCTAGGTTCTTCTACATATCTACTCATTGCATATTGATCTAGTCCCATGGTAAATCCTCCGAATTCTGTAGTATAGTTTCTCTAACAAAATCTTGAGCCCACTCTGGTTTACGCCAGTTGTCGTGTATCGCTGTCTTGATTCCTTCTATGATTTCATAAGAAAGATCAGGGAATAGCTTAGACAATTCCTCAGGTATCTTAACAAGTGCATCCACTTCATCATATACTGAGAATACTTCAGGGTTGTCAATATCAAATTCTACACCATTACGAACACCCCCGGGAAAACTACATTCGTAGCTAGTAGGGTATGCTCTGCATGCCATAGCAAATACATCACCATTAGGTGCTGGTAGTTCGATGCATATAATACCATCCTTAGTGATACCTACGCTACCATTAGCTAACCCTGCTAGGTTATCAACCATGTCTCGTAGTTTTTGCACCATCTTATCAAATTCTTCACACATTTTATTAATCTCCTTGTGATTAGGTATGTGTCGGTTTTCTTAGCAGCTTACTGTAAGCCACCTTCCATTGCATATATATAGGCGGTAGATCATTACGTTTCTTAGTACCCTCTATAGGATAATAAGTAGTATCTTTATTATGATCCAAGCCATGATACCATTGTTCTTCATAGCATTCAATAGGTCTATAAAGATTTATATCCCCACGAATATGGGCTTTCTGTAGTTCATTAAGATTATCATCTACACGACAATCATAATGTAAACCATTGATAACAATAGTCTTACCTTTATACTCTACAGTAGAACCTGTAGATAATCTGGGTGTCTTCATAGGATTACTCCTTTGTTCTCATAGATTGTTACGTCTTCATGAGGGAATTCTATTATGTATTCCATAGCCTTAGCCTCTGCTTCTTCTATAGACTCCGTGAATGTCCAGTTCTCTGGACTGCCTGTTGTTACTACATATGCGTCATACATATCGTTGTCTCCGTTAAGGGTTTAGCTGGTAACACACCAGCGAAGTGTACATTGTAACATATCAATGCACGTTTGTCAAAGTAAAGCAGTTTATCTCGTCCAACTTGCTTAGGTTGCGACCGTCCTTTTCATTGTGGGTATAGGCGATAACCCAGCATACATTGTTTAACGCCAGTATGCCATTGGCGATTTAATTGTACATTGTAACATATCAACGTACGTTTGTCAAGTAGATACCTGATCTTCAACAGGAAAGTCCTCACCTGTGGAGGGGTTCCTAAAGTGTGCGTCTTTCTCAAGGGCAAGACAAGAGTCATCATGCTCATGGAAGTGACCAATCGCATCCCATTCTCTGGACTTTCTGATATCTTTGTACTCATCCCACTCTATTTGTTTCCATGTCCCACTAGTAGCTTCTTCGATGAAGTCAGCAGGGTTAAAGTCTGGGTCATACTCTAAACTCCATGTCATCATACCAACCAGCTTGTCTACATCTACATATGTAGGTGGAGTCCATAGCCAGTACTTCCAACCATATTCTTGATCTATTAAGATTCTTAACATTGAAACACCTCTTAAATTGTTTCCACGGTTACACTACCATACTTACGCTCAAGATCATTCAACTTTTCAAATGCCAATGATCTTATCTCTGTCCCTGTCTTGCCTCCATAAACATCTTCCCTACCTGTTGGTGGAAAGATAGACTTTATAGTAGACACTCCATCGTTGTATATAAACCAGCAGTATGACTGATAGGTCATAGAGTCTGGTTGTTTTGTTCTGTCCCATACCATAGCAGTATCCTCCTGTTTTAGATTGTGACGGGGTAGGGAATCCAACCCTAATTATCTGCCTTGATCCTGTCCACCGATTACAGTCAGTTTTCACATGATCACTCTATCGTTGCCTGTAAACGTCAATAGAAACAGTAACCTGAGCACCAGCCCCGACTATTTAGTTTGTGGGGAGTAGCAGCGTTCAGGAGTCTCGACTCTATCCTGCTTACCGACGGAGACCCATACTACTACCCCCCCCATTTGCATTAGGTGCTTCAGCACACAGTCCGTTTAAGGATACTGCTATCTAATGCGTTACACCAGTTGATTCATCATCGAATCAAAAGTGTTCTATAGGGTAACTACTGTTTGCCAACCGAGTTACTAAGTTGCCTATACTGACACTCACCGCATTTCGAGAACCCAGTATAGGCACATTCCCAAGGCTGCTCTAGCACGCTCACCTTTCCTAAATATTATAGACACGGCACCGAATCTAAAGACTCAAGGTGCCGTGCCCGTTTAGTTGATGTAGACATTGCGTTATACACGATCTACCCTACATCCCGGTTGATTGAATAGGCAGCAGTAAGCAACCGCTCACCCTCTCCTAACATACGATATCTACAGGTACACGCATGTACCCACAGATAACGGGGGTAACCCTGTCCTTATATAACGGACCAAGGCTACCCCTCGATTATTTGGAAAACAGCAGAGCCTCAGGAGTCGAACACTAGGTTCACCAGTGTAAACTTGCTATTAGGGTCTGCATCTCTCTCTTTAGCCACGATTGCAATAGCATCCGTGCAGTTCTCTGTCCAATCTTCACCTGCTTTAGCCTTAGCTAACGCATCGTTGTACATTCCTGTGAAAGAACTGTCATTCATCTTGCGATACTTAGCAGTCTTTTCCTCTACGGTCTCACGCTCGCACTTGGCTGGACCAAGCTCTTGTAAATTTGCCATAATAATATCCCTTCGATATCTAATGGACTCATGAATTCTAGACATCACATTGATCTCTAGTTATTGTCGGTATCTGTATACCTTAGTACCTAAGTCTGCTTAAGAACTTAAGTATATACTACCCCTAATCTTTATAAACCTAAATCTTAAGCACTTAAGTTTACCCTAGGTGTATACTTTATGACCCATTATCTGGGCATATGTATGTAACACACTGTAAATACAGTAGTTAGCCGCCCCGAATTTATATGTATAAAATCTGTCCTTGCCCGACCGAGGGTCGTGCTATAAATATTTCCGGGGTGTTGTATAGGAGACACAGAATACTATAGATTTCCTGTAGAGTGTACACAAATATACTATAAAAATAAATATAACCTTAGCACACTCTCCCGTGGTTATCCACGTATAGGTGTCCCCCGCCCGTCATTAAATATCAGCACACCCGCTAAGGCATGCTGATGATCCCCCTTATTTGTTGTTAGGATTGTTTGCGGGTGCAAACTCCTCTAGCTTATCGCCGTCTATATTACATCCTGGAAATCTACTACCGAACTCTTGAAAGAAGAAGGTTCTTGCCCAGTATGGACAAGGACTTGGTTCTCCCTTGATCTCAATAGTTTCCTTAGTTCCAGCGTGTTGGAATAACCCGACAACGGTTGTCATACCAGCTTCTTCGGTTGCTACGAGCGAACCAATAAACGTAGTCCACGCCTTGGTTTTATCGTTGCAGTCTGATTGAAGCCTGATACCAGTAAGCTGAAACATCTTCTTAAGCTCATCATCAGTTACCTGATTATACTTAGCTTTGTAATATTTCATACAGCTAAGATCTTTTGCAAAGATACGAACCGTTTCCTTACCGCTGTGTACCAGCTCGCCTTCTGCGTTTGTAATCTTCCACTTAAGACGTAGAATTCTTACAGGTCCTAATACCTTAGACTTCGCTACTGACCACACACGCTCTGGTGTGGTAAATCTCTCACTAGATTTTTCTTTTGGTTTGTTTACTTGTGCCATAATAATAATAGCCCTTTAATAAATGTGAACCACCAGCCACAGGATAACACATCCTGTGACTGATGACTCGAGTAATTAACTACGAAACATCTTAACCCAGTCTGGTAGAGTAACAGGAGGTTTTCCTGTGTTCATCCAGTCTGTGTTAAAGATATGATTTGCGGCTGTTGTACAAGCTACCTGTGCCTTAGGTTCATTGTTAGGGTGTGCAGCAATAGCATCGTGCATAGAAGATTCTATAGCACCGTCAGCTCTACATATACCCTCAAACAGCATAGCACTATCGAATTCTCGACAGACCAGTGTTATTAGAACAGCTGCACTTTCATTGAACTTAGGTACATTAACGGTTGCAGTAGAAGAACCACCGTCTCCGTCTAACCAGCTAACTGATCGCTCAACACGCTTGTTCTTATACATACCCAAGTGAGGAGCCAAGACCTTGCCTCCGCCTGGATAATCTAACCAAACTCCTGTGAAGTATGGTTGTGAACCATCAACTTTTGCTGGCATTGCATTTTCCCATTTCTCAGTCCAGTACTCAGCAAACAAGCCAGACTTCTTAAAGGTCTTCTTAAATAGCTTTGCTAATGCTCCACATAGGTCTAATAGAACAGGATAGATTTCCTCATTATCTTGACCCTCAAAGTAGAGATCTTCAAGAACCTGTGGAAGTATATATCTTGCCGCCTCCTTAGGGTCGTGGAAGCGATTTTCATCGGTAATACCTTCCATGATAGCATACTGACCACCTGTGTACATGCAGACCATAAAAGCAGCTTTCGAAATAGCTATCAATAAAGATGATGGTACTGCAGCTAGCTTAAGCCACTTGCCATCTCCCCAAGATAGCTCTTTCATAGCATTACAGAAAGCTTTGTGAGCTGGTTCAAACTGTGGACTATTAGTTGCTACTCTTTTGAATACTTCTCTGCAGCGTTGTAACCACAGTTGAATAGTATAACCAGAGCCAGACATATCTTTCCAGATACGGAATGGAGTGAACCCAGTAGTATCTACCAAGTGGTAACTATAAATGTCACTTAACATAATCATAGCATCGCCTGGTTTCTTTCCGTTCTTAGCCATTTTTTGTAACCACTTAACAGGATCCGCTAAAGATTCAGCTCTAACAGATTTGTTTAAGCCTTGGTCAGTAAGGTGTGCCTGAAGTACGTGTTTGCCTAAACGTGTACATCTGCGATTAACGCCTGTTGCAATAGCTCGACAAGCCTTGTTATAAGGCAAGCATGAACCCTTACTATCGGGGTGTGTACGAGCAGCGTTCTCTATGGTAGTAGCAAAGATATGCCATTCGTTGAAACCTTGACGGTCCAATTCATCCATAGCACGACCAGGGAGAAACCTTTCTCCTGCTTTTACGCTCATAGTCTCACGGAACTCTTCCGCAACACCACGAATAAACGGATCGTTAAAATGTGGTACATTAATTAACGACTGACAGCCATCCACTGCTAGCTGTGGTGGTTCTAATCCCCACCAGTGACTAACAGTTAATGCTGTTTCTGGATCATCTAATGATACGGGAGTATCGCTAGTTAATCCTGTACGTAGAACAACAGTGCCGTTTACAATACTATCAGCATTAGCTATACCCGTATATTTAAGTATAGCATCATCTACTCCAGCTATTGTAACTGCTTTGTTTCCAGACGAAACACAGGTGTCGAACACAGTGTTTCTCATTTGTTGGACTCGAGTCGCCGGGTCCTTGGTAAAGAACTGCCATTTAACTTTAAAGGCAGGACATACACGCGTGATGGCTTCTTTCAATGTAATCATTGGAAGTCTCCTTTCGGATTTGCCACAAGAAAATCTTAAGCACTCGAGCTGTTGAACATACAACAGGGCTTAAGAGTTAGTTTTTTTATGTGCGGGTGAACCACACAGTATACAGTCGGTTTAATACTCTTCCCCTTCTCTTCCATAAGAGTGGGTATGTTAAAGAAGTTCATCCATTGAACTTCATATCCATGCACTCCGAAGAATGCATGGGTATGAAGCCCCTACGTTGCAAGTAGGGACTGGGCGATTGAACGCCATTGTATAGGCTTACATGGTCAGCCGTAGCACCAAAAGAAAGTGTTACCTTCCTTTTGCAACTCAACGAACCTAGTGAGTGGACCGAAAGAATCCTTTTCACCCATGTGCCATCCAATCACGGTGTAACCGAGATCTTCTAGCTGTGGGTTGAGGATGCTTACTTCGTCTCTTACATACTGTTTCCAGTCAAAAGAATCGAAGTCCAAATCTAGATCCGTGTCGCCTTGCAGCCACACTGGTTCCATGTTAGCATATGGATATGGGTTTGACCAATTCATATGAGCCTTTCATTACGTTTCACACCTCGTCAGGCTTGATGGATAATACCATCACATATAACTTACACAGAACCAGGAGGAGAGTTGTTAAAGAAATCGATTTCATCCTGATTGGGATGCTCATCATCTGTCATATCTCCTTGACCATGATTGTTCATGTAGTCCTGAACCTCTTGGTCTATATCATCATCCTCGTGTATACGACGGAACGCCTCAGCTGCTATATCATCATCTGGCTTGTCATCTGGACTAAGACCCGCCTTAGATAGATGTCGTGCAAGCATCTCATGAGTTTCATCACTGAACGAGAGTTCGAGTAAACGCCATTTTCGCTCAGTTTCTATGAGAGCCCGCTTGTCATCTGGACTAAGATCCTCCTTAGGATCATAACCCGTAATCTTTGAAGCAGTGTTAGGACCAGCTCCGTACATCAATGCACGTTGATAGTCCTTCTTCATTTGAGCAGCATCCTTGCTATGCCACGAGTGCATAACATGTGGACAGTCAGCCTTGTTATCTGGCAGATCTGTAGATAGTACCACCAAGAGTAACCAGCCAATGATACCAAGGATAGTAAGGGCGATACCAAGGGTAGCGACGATGGTGAATGGCACTGCAAGATCATCTAAAGGATCTGTTAAAGCAATAGTGTTGATAAATATTGCACCAAGCACGGTAAGGAACGCCGAAGCGAACACACACAGTAGAGTGATGGTAAATGTTTTTGACATTTGCATCCTCCTTTCATAGGGTTGTTAGTCTGTCTCATCAGTGCAGTGTGACTAATCACTACAGACTCAACGGCTCACGCCGTTGAGTTTCGACTTAGAATTTATTGCGGCACGAAAGATAGCCATCCTGATCAACAGAGTAGACACAGTACAGTATGCCTTGCTTGTTGATTTCAGGATGGAAGCGACCAACCTCTGCGTATTCAAGAACACCTCGAGTAAGCACTGCAGCCTGTGCTTCTGCCATCGCTTCTGCAATGGTGTCGTATTGTTCTGTTTCTTCGCCGGTTGACTCTGGGTGAGTGTGCTCTGGACGCATAACTAGGGTAACGTAAAACATGGTTATCTCCTTTCAAGAGATTAGGGGGGTGATCCTCAGATGAGGGGTAGGGGGGGTTTTGTCCGCCAACGGACCATTCTTACCCCTGTCCAAATTCTCGACCCCTTAGTCGATTATGTCCTCAAGAGCCTCTGGAATCTTACTGTATGGTGCTTGATCCTTCAGCTTAGCTATGGGATCTTTTGTTCTAACAAGTGTCTCTGGAGCTGACTCTGGAGCTTCAATGGGTTGCTGCTCTGGCTGTTCTCTTCTAACAGGTGCTCCCAGATCTCTGGAGAATTCTGAGACATGCTGTATACTTGGAAATAGTTCTTTACCACCCTGATGTATCATAGTTTCCCAGAAGTATCCAGATGTAGCGGTTGGTATTCCCTGATGGAATCCTTTGTTACTAGACATACTTGGTCTTCGTAAATCCATACGACTAGAGAACCAGTTTGCCACTGGCTGAGCTATATCTGGTGCCTCGACATGATCCATCATTAGATAAGCCAATCCACGACCCCACGTCTCTCCCAGTATGGGTACATGCTTTGCTAGCGCCAGTAAGTCCTGACCGTATATTGTATTGTTTCCTCCGAAGGCTAAGCCACCCAAAGCTCCAATACCTTTGTATATATCTTTAGCTATGACCTCAGCTGCACTAGCAGCAATAAACATATTCTGTGAGTTTCCTTTGAATCCTTCGGCTGCTCTTAAGATACCTTGTGATGCCAGAGCTATTGTACGCCCCAATACAGGAAGCCGAACACCATAGTTAATCAAAGTATTCATTGGTCTTTCTTCCCACTCATCTATAAGATCATCATATTTTTGTCCTGCTGATATCCTTAATAGCATCATGTATAACGTATCTAACAACAATAGACCGAAGAGATTAAAGGCATATTTCATGGGATGAAATCCAGTACTCTTTCGCACTACGTGCTGAGATACAAACAACATAGGGTATCTTCTAAAGACTTCCCAGATTGCTTCAAAGGGTCCTTGTGATGTTGAGCCATCTTCGTTTCTATGACCTGTAGTTATATCAAAGGCATTAGGAGAAACCAAGACCTCTTCAATAAACATCTTTTCTGCTTGTCGCATAGATGTTATAATATCAAGCCCTTGTTTGTATGCTGAAGAGTCTGCTGTCCAGTCGTCCTGTCTATTTACATACTCCATTAACTTAGTTGTACTATAGTAATCTCTACCCTCTTTATTGGAGATATCTAAGAACATTTCTACTGATGGACTTTTCATCCCTAACAGATTTGTCTTCTTAGATAGTAATCCACTATTCAGTACATACTTAACTAAGTTTAAGTTGAACTTAGGTATCTTAGCTTTTCTCATGTGTCCTAATAGAATCCTATCATAGTTATGATCTTCAGGATCAAGCTCTGCGTCTTTCATTTCTTCCTGAAGAGAAACTAAATTATTCAGGTGATCGGATAAGAAGAACCTAAATGATATGGCACGACTACCAGCAATACCAGACATTACTTGCTTAGCTGGTATTAACATTTTATCTCCCCACTGCTTAAGTGCACCAGCCATAAATAACTCTTGAGCTGCGACGGCGGGTTGCTCATAGTCTGTATACCTACCGTGTGTAATATCTTTAATAGTGTGTGCTAAATCTCTAGCAAGAACTCTGCGTTCTTCTGTGCCCCTTATTAAGTTTCCTGAAATTGGCATCAGTATAGAATTAATAGCTCCTCTCAGATTTCTACGACCTATGCCTTCAGAGAACGAGCTCATCATACCCTCAACTAACATACTGGCAAAGGCTAAGTTAGCACCAAAGGCAATCTTAGCCAAGTGTGGAGATACTTGTACAGCCCAATCACCTATGATACTGGTTGCTTGACTTCTACGAACAATACCACGAACAACATCGTGCTTAGCTCTTAGATGCTCAGTACTTTTTACTATAGATTGTCTTTCCTTTTCACTCATTCTAGAACCATCAGCATGTCTATAACCCCCACCAATCGCATCGAAGGCTCTTTCTATTAGATTCAATAAGTCATTATAAGTACCTATGACACCAAACTCATTTAACATAAGTTCTTGTTCTAAGATAATATCACCTGTTGACTTCTTGTGCGTCTCGACAATAGTAACAGGATCAGTAACAATATGCTTCATAACTTCATCATTATGGACTAGATCACTGATCTTAGGTACAGCCCAAGATTCATTTGGGTGATATAGACCTTGAGATGCTTTGTGTAAAAAGTTAAAATAATGTAAATCCATAGCTGTCTCTAGGTTGTTTGATCCCTCTCTATTAAACTCAATCCTACTACCCTTTTTAGGATTATAGAATATATGATATGGTACATCGAATCCTAAAGCATTCAAGCTTCGTATCCTAGCTGAGTTCTTTGTACCATTTTTGATTGCATCAAAATACTCGGATCTTGTAGAGTCCTTCTCTGTTATTCCCAGTTCATCCCAAGTAAGTTTACCTAGAGCCATCTCTCTCATCATAGCCAATATACCCTTACGTAAGCTAGTGTGTGCCAGCTTAGCTTCCTTAGTATAGAACTCAGTAATGCCATCACTACGTGTATCTGTAGAATTTAGAGTATCTTTAAATATATTTCTTTTCTCTTGCTTAGTTGTTTCAGACTCTTTATCATAGGAACTACTCTCTAAACTTAGAACCGTATCTATCAATTTTTGGTATATCTTTGGATCTGAGGACTCCAGTGCCAAGAACTCTGTTATTCTTTTTAACGTATCTGATAAATTGGGTATCTTACCTATGAAATATAAAGTAATTGGATCTATCTTCTCTTGTTCAGACATAAGTCTATGTGAAATAACGTTCTTCATATTTTCACTGAAGCTTTCTATAGAGTCTGTAGTTACATTCTCGTTTAACATATATGGAACAGCAGCCTTAAAGCCTTCTTTATACTGCCCCATCTCTACACCTAAGTGAATAAAGTAATCCAAAGACTTTCTAAAAGACTTAGCATACTGAATAATCTCTGCGTGTATCTCTTTAGTCTTTAACATAGGATCCATTAATGAGATATCATTTACATCGAAATCACCACCCATATCTGCTAACTTAAACACTTGAACATGTATAGCCTTCTCTGCTTCTTTACGCTGCTTCCTAGGAAGATTATCTAGAGATGCTACTAAGTTTTTGATATTAGCAGAGTGTACCATCAGGGTATCAGATTGTAGATTAATTTTTTCTAGTGCTGCTGTAACAGAAGGAGCTCCCTCAAGATTATTAAAGTCTCCTGTGGTATGTACGACTCTGTTATCTAACAGTGCTGATGCCATCATAATTAGTAGAACGTGGGAATTATACGTATAGTTAGCACCAGTAGCTCCTATAGTAGAGCTGACTAATCCTTGTCCTAATCTATTACCGCCCCCTTCCTTTTTTACCATTGATGATATCTTCTCTAGGAACTTCCTAGCACCCAGCCCAACCCCGCCAGTAACTGGCTGTCCGTATCTTGTCAATAGTTTACCCAGCATAATTTCTACGGCAGCAGCAACCAATGTTCTATCTTGATATTCAGATTGCACAAGTCCGTGTATATCTAATTGGTCATTTGTATAGAAGCCATATTCTGTTAACGTATTCTTACCCTTATGGAAATCATACCTAGTAATACCACTGGTCATAACATGATCTTCAGCATGATTACCCGCTATCCTTAATCTATTATCTAAGTCCATAATCCTTTGATCAATTTCTTTCTTGCTATTTGTTCCAAAGAAATCCTTTACTCTTTTGGTGTGGTCAGCTAGTTCTGCATCCTTCATAATACTTGAGTCTTCCAGTACAAAGAATCTTTCACGTTGCTGTTTCAGCTTTATTAACTCGTTTATCTTTTCCATATAAACAGCATCATCTCTTAGCTCAACATCATCAATTTTCATCTCTCGTACTGGAGAAATAAGTTCCATACTCATCTCACTGATGTCTCCCCTGTTAACAATAGGAGCTCTTGAGTCTTTATATCTATTATCATGCCCTAAGATTCTTTCGTTCATCTCAGTTACTTTTTTATATAATTTTGGATTACTTTCTTCAAACTGTGTAAAGACACTGTGTAGTCTAACAAAAGTATTTCTTACATAAGACATAACTTTTTGCATTAAAGTCTGTGCTCTCAAACTTACATTTGTCTCTCCTTCAGTAAGATCTAAGTATGGACTGATTTCATTTAGTAGATGAAACTGAACCATACCCGCTATGAATTCCATGGGTTCACTATTAAGATGATTAAGATATTCTCTAGAAGCCACTGTCTCTCGACCACCAAACCAAGCTGTAACCATTTTCTTAAGATAAGACTTACCGTCTTTACTAGCCATAAGCGTTTGCCAATCTGTTGTCATCTGCCCATCTCTTAAGAATTTCATTGTAGCTATGTGAGCAAATTCGTGTGCCAGTGTAGCAATAATAACATCCGAAGATGCCTCTGTATCTTTTATTTTATTACCGATAGCCAGGATATAGGAGTCACCTTCTTTTCTAGCCGTCATAAACTTAGGTTTCTTGTTATCATATTCTAATTGAATGTCTTCAATACTTAGTTGATTATATGTATACATTCTTATTATAATCGCTCTAATAACTTTACCTGCTCCCTCGTTTAAGATACCTTCAGCACCCTCAGGATCTGTCAGTTTATTGATTTGGTCATTAAGGCGAACCAAGTGAGGATTACCTTTAGTCATTGCTATAAACTCTTTAAATTTATTGCTAGTCTTAGAGTATTCACCTGCGTCAATCTTATTACCATCGGGTCCAAGAATAGTTGAGTCATCAAACCACGCCATTGTATCCTCAGAATGTTCATTGATATCTGTGCCTACAGCTAAAGCAAGACCGATCTCAGCTAACATTCGTTGCTTGTCATCCAGTGTGTGTTTCTTCTCTATACTAGCTAAGAAATCAGGAACGGGATTCTTTGTACCTGGCTGTTGCCAGAGGAATTCCCTAGCATGGGCGTACCAAGGATTCAACTGCCAGTCTCCCTTGGCATCGAATAGTATACTTAGTCTACGATATCTACCTTCTGCTATATCTCTTTCCTTTGTGACAAACGTTTCATGGAATGGTTCAATCATAATTTTATCTAAGTTATGAGCAACCTGAGGATCTCCTTCTGCGTCTATTCTATTTGCCAATAGTAATAATCTCGCTATCGTTCTAGAGTTATCTACTGGATTCTCCTTTACTGCTTCTATATCTTTCCTAATTTCCTCAACAGTCTCTCTTAGTTCTTTCGATACATCTGTATCAAAGGCTGCTAAGCCCTCTACATTGATTCTCTCAAGCATTCTTAAGACTGGTAAAAGGTGTACTTCTATTCCTGAGTAAGTAAATCCTTCTGCCCCTAGTCTGTATTGCTGTAAGTTCAATACGTCTATTGGGGCTCCGTCTATGGAACCATATATATCTGCAGATTTGTTATATTTTTTAACAGCATTCTCTCTCATGATTGCTTCTAGGGCATCTGATGTAATGACTTGATCTCTAGTTTCTCTGTGCATACTGAAACCAAGTGCTGAATCTAAAACTTCCTGAGGAGCTCTATCTAGAACCATATTATTATCTTCATCAAAGGTAACACCTAAACTTTTCTTAAGGTGATAAGCAAGATTTACTCTTTGTAACGCTGGGTTATTAGAGTTCAATACAAATAACATCAAGGCAGAATCTATTGACAAAGCAAGCTTGACTTGTTTTCCTTTTATCTTTCGTCCTGCTACTGTTAGCATTCCAAACATTGTATTACGCAAGTTAAACTCTGTTGCCGTAGTTCTACCATGAACTTGTCTTACTGCTTTTATTTTATTCTGCATAGACATCGCAGCCTTATCTCGGATATTCTTTGGCTTAGTTGTCAAGTCCATCAAGTGAGGTATTAAGTCAAACTCTAAGTTTGTACCACCTTCTTCTTCTGCTTTATATAGAGCTGCGTCTACTAAGTATAGCTGTTCATCTTCAGTAAATAATCGCCATGACTCAGGATCTTTCCAATATTTTTTATCCTTATACATCTCAGCTTTCTTTGCTAGCTTATCTCGTTGATCTTTGGGAGCGTGTTCTATCCAAGTACCATCCCTTAAAATCTCTCCAATATAGGATTGGAACAGTATAGACATGAGCAACTGGTTAAAGTCGTGTCCCTGAATAACCGATGAAATATAATGCAAGTCTTTGTATAAGATACTATCCTTAGGTACTTCTTTACCGTCTACAGAAAGTATTATATTCTCGGCAGCCAGTGGTCCCACTACTAACTGATCGTGTAAATTAGTTCTAGAGAATAAATGAGGTTTATTATTATATAGACCAGGAACAGATGTTAGAATCTCACTCATCTTCTTATCAGCAAAATCAGGATCAACAATAGCCATTGGGAATCCTTCAGACTCTAGCTTCAGTGGATCAACCTCAGTCTCTGTTATAGTTCTCGAAAGGTCACTGATCTTATGATAGCCATCGATCCATCTCATTCTATATATCTCTAATTCTTGAGGAGACAATTCTTTATCAAAGCTTTTCTTTTCTCTAGTAACTATTGCTTGTCTAAGTTTATCAGCCATCATTAAATGGTAGAAGTATGGCAAAGCCTCTGGTCTCTTATTTATAGCATCTACTAAACCTATAGGTTCAGCCCAAGCGAGCATCTCTCTCCGTATGGATACAGCCCTTCGTCCAACTTCTCCAGTATCGGCTAACAATCTATTTTCTTCTATAGAGAAAGGAAGAGGGTTTGGTAAGTTATCAACTTTCCACGGTATAGGCCAACCTAAGAATGAGTCTGGCATCATAGCTTCTGCATCAGTAGCTGGCTCAATAGCCATTAGATCTTGGTACTCTCCTATTGCATCTTTGATTTCTTTTTTAATAGAAAGTCGTTGCAATCGAATAACGCCTTTTCGATAATACGAGTGTTGTTTATACGGAGCCTGTAATGCTAATGGACCTCTTGGGTGCTCATTAGCGGTTAGTATATGACCATCCTTAGCTACTCTATGATAATCAATTTCACTGGGTGAGTATTGTAATAAAGGAGACATGGTTTTACTAGCAACTTCCTTACTGAAGACACCACCAAGAACAGCTTGTCGTAAGTTCAATAGACCTACTAGATTGTTATTCGCAAAGAATTTCTCTTCTAGTGCTATCTGACTTTCAACAATTTCTGGTCTGGTTCGGGAATCGGTATCCCAGTCTTTGTAGAAGGATTGGATTAAGTCTATATCATTGTCTTCTGCTCTATAATCTGCAAAGGGTGGTGGAGCAAACTCAGCATACTGCATTAATTCGTGTTGTGTCAAGACCTGTTCCAAGTGTTCATCAAAGTTTGTTACGGAATCATAAGGATTATTCTCTAGATCCAACATACCAAATGAATCTCTATTATCCTTATCTTCTGTGTACTGTAAGAATATTTCTTGTCTTTCTTCTAGAGTAACCTTAGATACATCACCACCATACTTATTATCAGCTATGGTTTGCATATCTTCTTCAAGTTTATTAACCCACTTATCTGGTTCTACTGCTACTCTTTCTAACCACATACCCTGTTCATTCATACCACGACCAGCAGTATCTCTAAAGGATCGTGTAGATCCTGATGACGGTAGTGCTGTAGTATATATTAAGTAATCCTTAATACCAGCCCAGTCACCTTCATCCCACATCTCCTCAAGACCTAGTAGAGTCATAAGATCACCCATACGCTTAACATTAAATTTCTTTGCACTAGCGTTGTGTATGTTCAGTGCTCTAAAGTATCCCATAGAACGATAAAGCTGTCTTCCTTTTTCTCTTCCTTCCTTAGTATCTATATCAACACCCATCATTATCATTTTCAGGGTTTCCCATTCTGGAGTATTTGGGATAATCCTATCCCATCCCTTTGCTTCTAAGGTATCATTTATGAATTTAGTAGCTCTATCTATTCTTGGCTGATACTTCTTCTTAGTACGCTTAATAGAATCTGGTGTTGGCTGCTTGGTATTAGGATCTATACCATAATCTTTCTGTGCCAGTCTTTGTATAATACCTTCCATTTGTTTTTCTAAAGACTCTAGACGATATAACGGATTATCATCGCCTATAGTAGGATTGTCATACACCATCTCTAGTGTATCTTTCCACTGCTGTGTAGTCATATCATTGGAGTTCATCTCCAGAAGCTCTAGAACCTTTCCATATAATGCTGGACTTAATCCTAGTGCTACTTCAATAACAGACGAAACTTGTCCATGTGACTTTTTAACTATTGCTCGTCCATAGTTATTTATTTCATCTTCTGTAAACTTTACACCTTCGTCTTTGAATGCTCTCTCTATTCCAATGATTGCTATTATACCGTCTGGCATATTGGCAGTTACACCTGTTCGTGCTTGTGCTAATATCTTTGTATTAAAGTCTTGTTGGAATGCACCAAAGCCGCCTTGATAAACCTTACGCATAGTTGGAATCTTAAATAATTCTCTCAATGCTTTTAGTTGTTTAACTCTTTTAGAATCTCCCGAAGTTTCTGCTGCCTCTACTTCTGCATTCCATTCTGAGATTGATTTAATGTGTTTAATCCCCTCGAATACATGTAGGAATGTATTGACTCCAGCAACATTTTCATCAAATAAATGATTCTTTGATCCGATACCCCCAGCAATATAAAAATCTTCCTTGTTATTTTTAAAGTGTGCCTCGATAATTCCTTCTACTGCGTTACCATCTTCATCAATGAAACCATTTTCAATTTGGTCTATCAACTTAGGAACCCTAGTGTCTCTAGCCAAAGATAATAATTTAAGTCCAACTAAAGCATTAAAGTTTCTATCGTCTCTAGAAGATTTGGAAAACATAACATCAACAGCATCCTTTCCATACTCCTCTTCCCAAGATTTAATTACTCGATGTGATTGTTTAACCAAAGAACGAGTTAGTCCACTAAAGTTAACAGGAGCCGTAGCTTCAATTGCTAGTATCATTCCTATTTGATTAAACGGAACAATCATCTTAGAGCCAGCAGTAAGCTGTGAAAGCCATGTTGCCTGTCCCATAGATGTACCATCTGCAAAGTTAATTATAGTATTGTTTTTGTATATAATAGCATCGTGTATAGCAGATGTACCTATGTGAGGCAATCCCAAGAACATCTCTGCTAAGAAATCTTTTAGTTCACTACGCTTTATAACCCTATCATTTACACTTGATCCTACTACTTTAGGCATCAAAGTTACAGGATAGTCAATACCAGTTCTATCAACATTGGGATCGTGTAATATTTCCTCTCGCCACTTTTCAATTGCTTTCTTCTCAGCTTTTGTAAACTTCTTCTTGGCTAATATAGCATCTACCCGCTTCTGAGTTTTATAGTGAGACAACAGTCTCGCCATAACTACAGGAGATAGCGGAGCAACTTCGTTTATCTGATTAATACCTGGAGCTAATTGAATCAAAGATTCTCCAGATACCTTTTCTACAATGTCACCAGTATAAAAACCTTTATCTGGATGTAGCCCAAGATGATTACGCATAGGCATATGTTTTGTTACATCTAATGCATCTACCAAAGCCTTTCCTAGAGATGAAGCTGGTTGCCTAGTAATTTCTCCATTACCAAGTCGTTCAATAGTTGTGTCTACTAAATTTCCTGTATCGTATAGTTCTCTAGTACGTTCTATTATAATCTTGGATAAGTTTTCTTTTAGATATGCTGCCTTATCTTCATCTAACATATTCTTAAAGTCCTTATCAAATATATCAGGATAGTGTTTCTCTAATCCCTTTATAAAAACACGAGCTTCTATTTCATTTGATAAGACAACTTCAACTTGTCCATTGATAGCCAAGGCTACCGATGTTTCGAATGTAGCTAAACTAGTGGTTTTTTCTCCCACACGTCCTGTTTCTGTTACTACATCTAATATATAACCACCATCATTTTTATCTAAGAATGCCTCACGAGCTACTAAAGCATCAGCTATCTCTAATTGTTCTAGTAATTTCTCTGCATGAATTAAGTGTATAACAGAATCTGGTTTATCTGTTTCGAGCAAAGAGTTTAATCTAGCTTCTAGACCTGTTCTAAGCATAGCGGATGACCAGCTATCATTTCTAGATGATATTCTAACAGCCCACCTACGCATTATAGCTAAGGCACCATACTCTCCTTTCATCCTGTATTCTATAGAACCAGCATGTCTCTGTAGAGTAACGGCATCACTGTCTTTATTTACAATGCCATTATCTATAATAGCTTCTTTGAATATATCCCAAGGGGTAAACAACCTGTCCTTCATATACTTTGGCATAATACCGTAAATGGCTGCGTTGTATATACCACCATTAGGTCCATATGCTTTTTCTATTGATTGTATCTGCTCTAGTTGGGACAATAGTTCTACATATGCTATTGCTTCTTCTGTAATTTCTCTACCCAATTCTTTTATAGAGTCTATGGGCAGCGTTAATAACTCTTCTTCATTCAAGTCTGTAAACATATACTCAGTATGATCAGTATTGATTAAAGACGTACCCTTAAGATTATTTAGATTTCTAGGTAATTTTGGCATATACCTAAAAGAACCAGGTTCTAAAGTCTTTAGAGAAGCTCTTGCTTCTTCTTGCGAAGACTCAAACAATGCTCTTGCCTGTGGAACAGTTATCTCTGAGCCATAACTTATGTCAATACTCTCATCATTCATTTGTTGTATCAGGTTCTGTTCAACGCTGGTGTTCGAAGATAAGTAACCAAAGAAATCACCGTAGACTATGTTTACATCTGCTTCTTCTTGACCTTCTTTTACAAAGCCTTCTACTAAGACTTCTCCTGTATCTTCATCTATAGTTCCCGTCATTAGTTCTTCAAAACTTTGTCTATCCTGTCTAAGCTTTTCTCTTAACTCTGACTTCATTTTAGATACTTCTCGCCAAGCACTTAAGGTTACGTATACACCCTTACCTTCCTTATATTCTTTTACAAGCTGTTTATTATTTTCAGTAAGAGCCTCGCCCACCTTGTCCAATCTTTCAGATTTAGCTTCCTGGTATACCTTGTATGAATCACTTTCTTTCACATTAACAATGGAGTCATTATGTATTTCTTGTAAATACCTATATAGGTGGTTAATTCTTTTCGTGTTCCAACCTGAATCACTACCATCTAATAGACCCTTAAGTTTAGTACGCCACGTCTTTCCTCTTTTTGTATTTGGAATCACCTCTATTATAGCATTTAAATGTTCTGCCCCATCCTCGTCGATATCTGTATTATCAAAATGTTTTCTTTCATCACTCTTAGACGCTAGAGCAGCTACGGCAAGTATACCATATATACCCGCCATATCGGAGTTGACTATTCGAAAATCTTTTTTAAATTCTTCGTCCAAAGCTCTGGCTAATTCTATTTCCTTTTTCTTAAGCTCTCTTATTTCAGAATTAAGTATAACGATCTTTGATATATCAACACCAGAATCCTCAGCCCACTCAGCTAAGATATCATTACTTATATCTATATCATTATTTAAATCTAATATCATATCATTTAGGATATCAATTTCTTTGTCGTACTCTTCAGAAGTCATATCAGTTGGCTTAGACTTTAATAAATTATTTTTCCTATCTTCTAGTTTTGTTATTGTTTCCTCAGCTTCTTTTACATTATCCACTGTGTCAATAAGATCATTGGGTTTTTTAGTTTCCTCTTTTAAACCAGCTTCTACGACTTTAGGAACCTCTGCTGTTGCATCTTCTAAAGAAACCATTTGTTCGCTTGATAAAACAGCATATGTAATAGCATCACCTTCTTTGTGAACTACACTATCGTAACCATGTTTTTTCAGTATCTTAACAAATTCATCTACGCCTAGTTCTTTGGTAAGTACATCGTTCTGTCCAAGCAGAGCGTTTATCCACACATAGCTTCTTTCTTGCCCTTCAACTCCCTCTAAGTAAGGTCTTAGATCAGCTCTTAAGCCCTCAGGAAGAGCAGCAAGAAGATCCTCTGCCGTATATTCCTCATCAAACTCCGTTCGCTTTTTAAGTATTATATTCCATGTGGATAGGTCGGTTAAATCCAAGGGATTATTCATAATCAAGTGTGTTTCGATTACTTCTAATGGTTTGTCTTCTACCTTAAATGTTCGAGCGTGTTCTTCGCTATCGGTAAGCCATATGTATTTCTGACCCTTTGCTTCGGCAGCTACTACAGTTTTTCCTCCCCTATAAAATACTTTAGGCTGCCCTTTATCATCTTTAAAAAGAGGTGTTGTTGTGGTTTCCGGGGCAGCAGTCTTCCTAGGTTTATCTACCTCACTCTTTGCAACTAACTGCTCTGGTGAAACAACGTAAACAGTTTCTCCTAATGCTTCATCAACATGTGTAATCTCCTGTGTCGAGCCAACATCTTCGATATTCTCAAATATTATTACATTCTCAAATTTTGAGGTATCCTCACCGTTACGCTTAGCTTCCGTATGCCATGAAGAGAGCGCAGATGTCAGTATATCTAGAGTCATACCAGAATTTTGTCTAGTTAAAGGGTGCTTAGAGTCTCCACCCCGACCCGCACCGCTTTTTAGCATCCAATCTATAAATGCTTTAGGCAGTACGTTTAATAAAGTAGGTGTAGAAATCCTTGCTTCAAAACTTGCACCTTTAACGTCTATTATAATAGGATTCCCTTGTGCTATTGCAGTAACCTGCTCGGGATCATATTTTAGCGGTACACCTTTTTGACCTTGATAGCTTCTAGCATGAGCTTCGGTAGGCGTAAGGAATACTCCTGAGCGTTGTCCCATAGTTCTGTCTGAATCAGCCCAATCAACAGGTTTCCTTACGTCATGTTCACTGACATACTCCCGTAGATTGAACAGTGCTTCGGCTTCCGCATGTGTTGCTTTCTCCCTTGCTTTAAATAGCTCACTATTTTTCTTATCCTTACCTAGATCATGTTGGCTTCGACCTTTTTTGAGTTGTTCATTATAGTATTTTTCCTGCTCTTCTTTTGCTATGTCTGCTAACTCTCTCGCGTCCTCATGATCTTTATTTGCCTTCTGGTAACCCTCATCAGTTTCTGGATCCCACGTATCTAGATCTCTCTCTCGCACCTGAGATGTATAGAGAATCTTAGTATTACCCTCTTCGTCAGTAATAAGGTTATTGTTTTCATCTAGTTGTACTTCGTTTCCAAGTACATTTTTTACACTCCCTGGTGTAGCCTCTGCAGTAAATTCTTTTGGAATTAGAGTATCTTCCTTCTTAATAACATCAGCTTCTGTCTCAACCTTTGCTTTTTCTCCTGTTAATCTATTATTAAACTCAACACCAGACACAGATAAATCATGAGCAGACTGCAACCATGTAAGGATAGGTACTTCAGTAATAACCGCCTTGGGATTTATATTCTGTTGTATGTAGTTGTTAAAATCAGAAAGTGACATATTACCTTGAGATACACTTTCAGCCTGGGTTCGCAACATCTGCGCTTGTAAGTCTGTTATGAGTCCTTGCTTCAGAGCATTATCTATATTTTTAAGTAACACTACTGGAGAAGCATTCTTCGGATCTTCTACCCTATTTTTTAGCTTAAGCTGTTCTTTATATAAATCCGTTTTTACTTCTGCTTCTACTCCTAAGTGTTCTTTAGCTTTATTAGTTGCTTCTTTAAGATTACTACCAGATGTTCTTAATTTATGGGCTAACTTCCCTCTAGCTTCTTGAGCTTTTTTAATTATCTCGTCTTGTACTTTAATAGCAGCGTCTAGCTTTTCTTCATTACTAGCTTCTTCCCAAGAAGTACCACCCTCTTCTGTTCTTGCGTCCCACTCCGCCTCTAACCGCTTCTTTAATTGTGGATCAACAAGATCAAAGAAGTTGTTATCTTCTAATAAGACCTTATCTTGGTATTCTTGTATTGACAGACCAAGCTCTGAAGCTCTTTCTGCTATACGTGCTTGTATGGCTAAATAGGCTGTGGTATCAGAGAAAGATTCTTCAGCCTTTTCAACTAGCCCAAATTTCTGGGCTAAGTTCTCGAAGAGTTTTGTGTATAAGGCTGGTAGACTTATTGTCTTTTCCCCACTACCACCTTTAATATAAACTGTGGGGTCTATATTTTCTACAGCCTTAGTAAGTTCTAGTATTAATTCATGTTCGGATAAGTTGGTATTGGTTAGTACTGTATTCAATAGTATTCCTACTGACTCATCTCCAAAGATATTATCATTTTGAAAAGCTAATCCTGTCTTTTCTGTAACTAATCCTCTTAGATTAACTGTAGCTGTTAAGCTTTCCATAGTAGCATCAATATCATACCTTCCACTGAATGCACCTTGGATCATATTATAAAGTTCTTTACCCGCCATCTTCTGACCAACTCCACCAAGGCTACCATATAAAGCCTGTGAGCCTACTGTGTGTGGTATCATCATAATACCAGCCATAACTGGGTTAATGAATGGTGAGAACGCAGCTTCCCATTTTGCTTCAGTTAAGATATGATCCCAGCTTACTTCTTCTTGTACTCCTGTACTTGTTCTATGATACTGATTCATAATTTCAGCTAAACCACCACTAATAAATCCTTCTACTACGTTACCCGTAGTATATGTACCAACCTTACCTAAAGTAATTCCTTTTTGTGCAGCTACTTTCTTGAATATAGTTTTGTTAAGTATGGTGGGTCCAATATTTTCCGGTAGATAGTAAATTAAAGACTTAGCACCCTGTTGCCACTTAGCTAAATGACCAATAGTACTTAATCTCTTCAGTGCTTGTACTTTATCAGTAGCTTTTTTAGCAGTCTTACCTATAAATATAGCTCCACCCAAGGCTCCTGCACCCAAAGCTGCTAAAGCAGCCGATAAACCTAAACTTGCTACCATATCTGGATCATTTAGAATACCACTAACTACAAAGTTTTTACTTTTTGTCCATATTTGGTCAAGACCACTATCATATCTATTATGCATCTCTACGGAATGGGCAATAGCTCTATTTGTTACAGCAAGATTTAGTTTATACCAAAATTCTATTGAGTTTCTAGAACCTTCGACTGCTTCCTCTATATATTTTGCCCCACCCAAAGCACTGATATACTTTCCATACAACACTTGGTCCATTGCTAATACTTCTAAAGCTTCTTCTGTATTCCAATTATCTTGCTTAAGGCTAAACATCTCTTCAGGAGTATCATAAGCATACTCTACACCTGGTGCTGCTCTCCAGCTGGTTAAGCCAGATACTAAGTTCCATTTACTTAGTTTGCCCCAATCTCTTAACTTCTGTTCATTTGATTCTGATATACCTAAAACAGAATCCTCATCATATTTTCTAAGATCACGTCCACCCATGATATGCCTAGAGACTTCAACATCATTAGCAACATTTCTACTCCAGATACCCCTATCATAACTCAGTTGCATTGACTTCTCGAATGCTAGGTTCTTCTCCATTACACCAGTTACCCATGTATTAGATTCAATGTCTAGGTATGTTTCAGCATTGTCAAAGTCCTCCTCTCTATTTAAAGAAAGTGGGTTATCCTTAACAGCAGACCACGATTTCTCTCGCATTGCTGCTGTATATTCCATTATATCTAGATCGGTTACATCTAGCGTAATGGGTCTTGTTTGCCACAGTGGGTCAGCCATATACTATAGTCTCCTTAAAATTTAGTTCCGGGGCTACGAGCAAAGTTTGCAAGTTGATTGATTATATGGGCAGCTACTGGATCAGCTCCCTGCTTGACATCATCTCTTATACGTTGTAGGGTTTCCAATTCATTTTGAGTTAGTTTATCGGCTATCAATTTTGCATCTTCAGCATTACCCCAAAGTAACAGAGGAATTGATAGGGGTGGTACTATTTTTCCTAGTATTGTAGCTACTTTTCTAGCTATAACTAATCTACCGGGTTTCTGTAGTATCTTAAAAGCTTTAGCCTTTACATTTGACATCTTTTCACCAGCACCCTTGAAGACATCTTTGCCGATACTATACTGTTCTCGCTGCCTCATTATATGTTTACGAACCCACTTTACAGGTTTTCCTACTTCTTTAGCAATCTGCTTATCGGTCAGCCTGTACATGTTATCCCACACATAGTTCAGCTTGTGTCCTTCAGATTGAATAGACAAAGCCTCTAAAGCCGTAAGAGCTCCAAAGCCACCCACTATACTAAACCCAAGGGCATTTTCCCAGAATTCAATGGCTTCTTCAAGGTTTTCTCTGCGGATTTCTGCTTCTTCTACCGACTCTAACTCATCGAGTTCCTCTGTTTCCATAGAATCTTGATTTAGCTGCTGTAATCCCCCATCTGGCATATACCAGTCAGTAGCCATATCATCAAGCTCTTCAACAGTAGCACCCGCTTCTCTTGCTTCGTCTAGTACTTGAATTTTTTTCATCTCATTATCTGTTGTTACTCTTTTACTATCTAATGTAAGTGAGCCAGTCTTATAATGTTTACGAGGAAATGTAAGTATGTATTTGTCTCCAATTTTCTGAACACTAACCTTCTTATCATCTCTTCTAATTGGAATTAAACCAATTTTTTCTACTGTATAACCCCTCTCTTCAAGCATGTCTGCATACTTATTAAGCTGGTAAGAATATTTCTTTTGTCTTGAATATTTATCACCATCGTATTTTTTGTTTATATTACTTAAATCTCCACTAACTATTTTAACATCGTAAATTCTAATTTTACCTTTCTCCGTCATAACAATAACGTCTGGCTTTCCGTGAAGACCTTGAGTATCACTAACCAAGTTAATCTCAGATGTAATAACTCGTCCACCACCCTTAGTTATTTCATCTCTAATTGCATTAGCATCTGTTGTGAATTTAGTAAAGTCAGCTTTCTTATTAAAGAGCTTACCCTCATTGATAACTGTATTAGTAGCGTAGTCTTTAGATGTTTTTTCATACTGATCCCATTCTTTTAAATCATCAACGAATAAATCTCTAAGCAATTCGTCTGTAGCATTTCCAGTAGTGATACCAGCTCGGATCTTAGGATTATTAAGATCTGGACCAGAACCAGTAGGATCTAAAGAACGTGTTACGCCAGTATAATCTCCTGCCCTAGCCCTAGCTCTATTGGTTTCTCCCATTTCTAGAAGCTCATCTACCTTTTGATCTAGTTCACTAGATGTTAGTGTTGGTGCTGTATCCTCTTCTAACGTCGATTCACCAAAAGCAATATACTTTTGAAGTTCAGCATTTCCTTCAGCTTGGTCTATATTCCCTTCACTAATAGCTTTCAATAATAACTCATCAACTTCCTCTTGTGACTGAGATCCCCAGTAACCATCTGTAATATAGTCCCACCCATCAACTATAGTATCCTTGTACATACCTGATATTATCCACCCTGTCTTCCACCAATATTCTGGATTTAATGAAAGTGGAATTCCAGCAACAGATTCAGTCCAAGAGAAGTTGTCTTCATCTTGCCATTCTAGAATATCTTGCACAAATTCTATATCTTCTTCACGTTCCCTTTTTTTAGCCTGATCCAATAAAGATGGACTACCAAAGTCAACACTGAAATCTTTCGTTTTTTGTTCTGGAAGGTTTCCATCTGGTTCAGTAGACCAAGGCAGAGCTATTGGTGTTTGTCCTTTTAGTTGTAACACTAATCTAGTACCATCTCTATGTACTCCTATAGTGGTACCCATAAATCCTAATATAGGAGCCATCTTTTTATTTTGATCAATAGCTTGAGCACCTGGATCTAGTCGTAGCTCAAAGTAATCAAGTACTAATTCATCGTTTGCTATAGAACTGTAGTCCTTATTTTGTCCCCAGCTTGATTGTTGCATAATAGATACAATCTTATTTCTATTATTGGGTGTAATAGTTTTCAGCAGTCTATCTTTTTGGGCTGTTCTTCTAGACTCCATAGCATCTATTTGTTGGGGGTTTAGATGTTTACCTCTATTTGTCTGAGCCATTGGCCTCAGATGCTCTGCTTTTATATCCATCCATCCTTCCCCTCCTGCTTCTTTTAAGACATGGTATAGTACAGATAAGTGAGCTTGTTCGTTTCCATAAGTAAACCTATCTTTATTAGAACTTATAACCTCTCTAAGTTTTTCCCTAACAGGATCAAATGTTTTATTTATAGCATTCCCTACCATAGTGTTCCAATCGGCTTCGCTAATACCTAGGTCGATGGCGTAGTCCATCCACCTTGCATAACTCATGTTGGATCTGAGTGTTTGCGTCATAGTATTCATGTCTGCCTCAGCAGCATTGTGTCCGTCTATTATACTTTTACTTTGGCTTGCATATGATTCGCCAGATAGTCCACCATAGTCACCTGGTTTTGTGGGTATTCCTCCACCACTCTTACCCATCTCAGTCCACACTCTACCAAAATAACCCCTAGGTCTAGACACACTTCTCGCTAGATTTACACCGTTATTGCCCCAGTGTTTCACGGCATTAGACAGACTATCGCCATCTTCGGGATCGGATAGTCTATAGGTTTTAACCGTATTCGCGGTCAATCCTATACTCTGAGTACCTTGTTTTGGTAATTCAACGGTACTGTCTGTAAGTTCTGTACCATCTTCCATAATTACTCCAGGTTTTACATCTAGTGCTAGGAGATCGAATACAGTCTGTATTCCTGTATCGTAAGTATTTCCACCAGATGCTTTTAACATCATAGCTACTTTATCAATAGAGCTTAATCTGTTTTGATTCTCTTTGTCTGAAAATCTTAATAGGGTTTGTAAATGTACTATGTACATAAGCTGTCTCTGATTCTCACTTCCATTACCCAGACTGAGGAGTTCTGTGCGTTGGGATTCACTGTAGATTCCACTTTCCATAATCTGAGCTTTAAAACCCTTCTCCCTTTCAGAATCTTTGGCAGGAAACGATATCCTCGAACGTGTGAAATACCGAACAGTGTTTTCTCCCCATGTTTGAAATTCTGTGTCATCCTTGATCAACTTGCTCTCTACCATCGTATCAATATCGTACTTATAAAACGCTCCGCCAGTTGCATCACCTTCTAAGTAATCACTCATACCGCCTATACCCTGTGGTTCGGATCTTGTAGCAGTTAACAAATTCATTACACTTTGTACCACAGTTAAATCTACAGTATGTTGCTCCAAGAATTTTTTTAAAGCCATCGGATCATCTGATTTCATAACAGAACTAAGTCTTCCTAATGTGCCTTGAGCTGCATTATCAAATGCTTCTACTAATGCATAGCTTAAAAATGATAATACATCTGCTGATTCGATTTTAATTCCAAGCATCTCTGCAATCGCGTCCTTTTGAATTGGTGTTCTTTCTTTAAAGAGTTCTTTTAGGATAACTACAGATGCGAAAGCACCTTGTGCTAGATCAGCATCTAATTCACTTGACATAGGATCAAGATCTAAGTTGCCAAATATTGTAATCTTATCCATTAAATCTTTAGCAGCAGCCTTTAGAAAAGGATTTTCATTATTGAGACCAACTTTATTCTGTGTGTCCAATATAGCTGATATAAGTGTACTATATCCTACTACGTCATCCACAGCATCAGCTCTGACTCCAATTATTACACCCTCAGCATCCCTCTCCATTAAACTATGAAATCTCCCAATAGCTCCTAACTTTTGCTCTGCATAATTATCAGAATCGGGATCCACACTACCAGGAATAGTTTTGTTAAAGCTTTCTGCAAACTTATCTTCTGCCATAGCTACGGCATCTCTATATCTTTTAGTAGGCAATGGTTCACCGTTTTTAAGTTTACCATAATCAGAAGGATCATGCGCAAGGAAGTTCCACCCAGATTCCCTAAAGGAAATCTTCGCCATAACTGCGGGAATATCCTTCTTGCCATTATCTATCGCTTGGGTAGTTACATCCAAGAGGTTTCGTTGTACTGCGTCCTCCTTTACTTCTGTAAAGAAATTCTTTTTCTCACCCATCAGTGATTTATACATAGAGAAAATCTTTGACTGTTCTGCTCTAGAGTATATTTTATAATCTCTATCATTAATAACATCTTCAACAAACTCATGTAAATCTAAAGTAGACTCAATCTTCTCACTAAAGTGCTCTTGACCTATGTCTACAACAAACTTATTCCACCTACCCTCTGGACTGCTTTGTTCATTATAGGCAACTGCTAACTCTTGTGCTGCAGACTGTACTTTATACTTCAATAACATATATGCTTCTTTAGGATTTGCAAAGTTTACATCAGGGAACACTTCACTTAACCTACTGTATGCTTCTGGTTGTACTTTAGATGCTCCAATTAACTTAGCTATGTTTTGTAACGCTTGGGATTTCATGGCTATGTTAGCTTCAAAGGAAGAGCTACCTTGACTCATAAGTTCTATATTACGGTGTAGATCATTTATAATATCATCACCTGTTAGATCTTTATCATATGAATATTCTTCAAGGGTCACAAAACCTATACCGTGGTATCTCTCAGCTTGTTTCTTTTCCTCTCCTAGTTTTACTAACTGCTCCTGAGGAACTTTAGGTGCTTTAGTTTCAGAAGGTGGAACTGTAATATGTTCTCCCTCAAAGGATATTACAGTTTCTTTAGTGTTAATATCAGATACTTCACCATCTGATACTAAACCCATGTCGTTCATTTCTTTATCATGTTCTTTGGTATACTGCTCTTTAAACATAGCATTATCAGCCCAGTCCCTAAGCTCTTTTATAGCTGTGTTTTGTGCATCCTTGACCATACTATCGACATCTTCGTATCCATCTGCATTAGCTGCTGATATAATACTACCGTGTACTTCAGGATCTTTTTGTTCAATGTATGCAAGCATATCAAAGTTATCAGTATCAACAGGCTTCTCAACTTCAGGAGTCTTTGGTGTTTTTTTACTGACTTGTTTAAATATGTAGTCTAGCTTTTCTTCGTTATTATCCAAACCATATTTCATGTTTAAGAAATTTTCGTTAGACTTTCTATTATCTTCGATCTGTTTAAAGATAAAATCTAGTCTTACTTTTTCTGGACTCTCTACATTGGTTGGTTCCATGGTGAATATAGACCTCCTTGGTACAATCTTTCAAAGTAAGTTAAAGGGGTTGAAAAGCCTGTTGGTATATTAGTACCACCTTGTTGTATACGCAACATATCTGTTTGCGATCTCTGTAGGTCTAATGTTGCCTTAGCTCTCTCATCTGCCTCATCTTGCTTCTTCCTAGCTAATTCTTCAGCTGCTAGTCGCTTTGCTGTTTTTATTTTCATGACCTCTCTTTCAAACGTCATATCCCTTAAGTTCTTAAAGTACTCGACACCAAAACCCAAGACATCAGCCCAAGCCTTATAGAACTCAGCACCAGAATCAATAGGCGATTCTACTCCAAAGTCTATAGCTTGTTCCCTAGTATACGTAGGAGTATAGTTTACTCCTGTTGGTATTGGACCCGTGATGCCTGGTTGTTCCATTTATATTCTCTCCTTTATAATATTACTAATATCTTTGTGATATAAATATAAAGCGTTAGCTAATTCTTTGTTAGACTGTATCTTTCCATTTTTTAAATCAGTTCTTATTACATCTCTTATATCTTTACTGATATCTTCTCTAGGGTTATCACTTATATTCATAGCATAATCTACAGATATACTTTTTTTATGCTCTTCTTTTATAGCTGGGTTTGTAATCTTCAATCTCAGTGCTGTTAGAGCTTGTCTTTCGGATGTTAGCTGTTCCTGTCTAGAAGATTCTATTCCACGACTAACAGCTTTTAAAGCTATTGGAGTTAAGTCTACCTTTGATATAATGGTTTCAGATATATCAGCTACATCCTTTAAATCAAGAGCTCTGAATGGTTCACCATTTCTTGGAACAACAACATTACCATAATCATCAACAGAAATCTCCATGTGATCATTCATATAAGCCAGTCTTAAAGATTCTGCAGCTGAATCTTTGCCAACATCTGATGATACCTTTTTAAGTTCTTCAGACTTACTATCTAACCAAGAACTGAACTCTAGTTCTTGGTTAATCCTGCTTCTTTCTATTCCCAGCTGAGTCAATGTAGCATCAGTAATATTATACAATGGCTCTAAGCGTTTGAATAAGTGGTTGGGTAGTTTATAAGCATTGTCTCTAAAGTAGTACTCACGTTCTTCATTAGATAGTTGTGATATTATGTTTGTTTCTATATTAACATGTGATTGCTTAGCTATTTCATCTGTCTCAGGACTAAGCGAGTACTTAGTATTCCAGTAGTATTCTTTATTTGCTGACCAACCACTCCAGTCTTTAGTTTCTCTATCCCATGTTAATGCCCTTTCAAGAGGATCCATACCACTAGTTTTCTCTAATATATCTTCAGACCTATTAATCCAGTAATCTCCTATAACATCCTCCGTATTAGGAGAAGTATTGGTTTCTAGTCCACTTAAGTTATTCAGTATTTCTATTTGTTTTTTTATCATCTTGAGTTTAGTGCCGCCAAATAGTCAGCATTGAAGTCTGCTTGTGCCGCCATTCCGAATCCTGATATAGCAGCTGAAGTTAAGCCAGTAGTAAGTGCTGTACTAAATGCACTACTCGGATCTTGTCCTCTATATTCTTCTTGCATCAATGGTATATGTGCATTGTAGCCAAAGTTTCTTTGTGCTAATTGTTGTTGTTGTTTTCTTTCTGAGCTTATCAAGGCATTGCTAAGATTAATACTTCTGTCAGTAAATATTTGTTTTGATCTAGCCATAGAAGATCTCATAAGAGCCCTAGCTGTACCAGAGTCTGGGCTTATACCCCTGCTGAATAATGCAGATACTATTTGGTCATTAGATTGCTTGTGTTGTCTAGATAACTCGCCTGATTCATTATTAAAATTATAACGTAAATAGAAATCAGTCTCAGCCCTTTCTTGATTAGCCGACTCAGCTATCTTTTTATTAGCCATCCATTGCATAGCATTAGCTTTAGCTATTTCTCTATTCTTTATCTGGTTTTGCATCCTGGCATTAAAACGCCGTTCTTCAAACTGCATTTTTTGCATAGCAGCATCTGCCTTTGCACCCTGAGCTCCTAGCAAAGCTTGACCTGCTTGTAAACCTATCATCCATCCCATCGGCATATCAGATTTCCTCCTTTGGGCCATACAGCCCGTCTAAGACATTTCATTGGTTTAATAGGGTTACCCCCGGGTAATTCAAAGAATCTCTCTCAAGACCATGAGCGACCCTTTACAGCCCAACCCGCTTTATTAGGGTCTATAGGCGGTCTGTTTTTTTCTCGTCTAATTACAGCACCACTTAGGTGATTAGACCATAGACCCATGCGTCTATCATCATCTAACCATGTATCAACTTGTCGTTGCTCAGCTGCCTTACGATTATTATCTATGATCACATCAACATCTGTACGTAGCTGGTCTTCCCAGTGTGATACAGCTGCTGCCAAGCAATCTATCCTGTCGTCATGAGGTAACGCACCTCGCTTATCGAATATACGTGTGATCTGTTTCTGTGTTTCTTCTTGGCATATAGAACGCTTGTCGAATACCAGTCTATGCTGAGTCATTACAGGCTCCATAGTTGATATGATACGTGCTTCCTTACGACCACCCACCCTAAAATCTTCAATAGCAACAGAGCCACAGATGTCAGTCATTATGGGTGCCAACAGTTGACAGAACATAGCATCACCGAAGTTAGACTCTACTCGTACTAGCTTGACACCATAGTCATAAGCAAGACGTGAGATCTTATTAAGTATACCCTTCTCGTACCCACCAACATAACCCACAAGTTCGTGAATGAATATATATCCATTAGCAAACGAGGCAATACATACAGCAGTCTCATCAGACCCACGACCCGATGGGTCAATGTACATCACTCGCTGAGAGTATGGTACAAAGGTTTCAGCTATCCACATAGGTTCATATATAACATCTCCTGTTAAACCAAAGGCAGGTACGCCCTTCATAGGCTTACTGTTTGACCATATGATCTTCTCGGGACACATGTCAGGATGTACGTCTATGACAATCAAGTCAGAAAGACGTAACGGAAACTTTTCAAAGTCAGCCAAGGATGTATCAAGCTTATAGTGCAAAGCAAATAACTTGGGTCCAATCTTAGCCATACGTTCCAGAAGAATTTCATTTGAGAATCTTTCAGGTTGGGTAGCTTGCCCAGGCTCTAGCCCAGATTGAACCACCCACTCATTTATATCTTCAGACTCTATTGGATTAGTGAGATCAGGCATTATAGCTGGGAACTTAGTTACAGGATAGCCAGTCTTGAGTTGATTGTAGATCGAGTCCTTGATCTGAGGTGTACCCAGAAATATTACACGACCTCCTACGTTACGTATCTGTTCGAATTCTGATACCTTGGATAATAGTTTCTCTCTTGCATTAGCAGTCTCACAGTTACCTTCGATTTCGATGTCATCACCGATAACGTAGTCAGCGTGTGACCCTGTTATCTGGGATGTAATACCCCGTGCATAGCATGACTTGTCTTGTCCAATCTTTGTCCTAGCTTCTACGTTGAATGCAAAGGCATTATCAGTAGTATGATCGCCAGGCTTTAGGTGTTCACAGTATGGCACAAGATCTAAGATCCTACGTGTCATAGAGATGAACTCTGTTGCCTTGTTACCTGTAGCGGAAACAACCATGATTGTACAGTTCGAATCCTTCAGAAGAAACCAAGATGCTAAGCATGCTGTTATCACGGACTTACCAAACCCACGTCCAGCTTGTAGCTGCATGTCGTTTGATCCACTCTGTAGTGCATCAGCCATACCGTACTGAGCTCCTGTAGGTTCTCCTAAGCCCAAGTATTTGAAACAAGCCCACATGTGGTTCCTGAAGTCATCAAGCATTTCTTGAGGTATATTCATTTAGTAGCTTATTCGCTTTTTCTTAGTAGCAGGTTTTTTTACTGCTTTCTTTTTCTTTCCTTTTTTGGGGGGTCTTCCAACCTGTTTACCGTATGTTCCTTTACCTTGTGGCATTATTCAGTCTCCTTTATTTCTTTTTAACAATCTTACTAGCAGTACCGCTTAGCATTCCTGACCTCTTTTTCCTTACAGTACTAAGTCGTTTCTTAACTACACCCGATAACGCTTTGCTAAGCCATCCTCCACCACTTATGTTTTTAAATTGAGTACCACCCTTCTTTGTATTAGGGGCTCCCGTGTTTTTATATCCCTTTAGAAACATACCCTCTTTTTTCATATACCTAGCAACTTCCTTGAATGCTCTACCAATTGACATAATTATACTATCTCCTTTTTAAATGGTAGACTTGAGACCATCTTATCCTGCAAGAATTCCATTGATTCTTTTGGTATAGTATCCAAGTCTTCCTTATTATCGTTGATTACACCCCGTATCACCTGATATAAACCAGGTGTACACTTTTGTGGATCATCCAGAT